CCTATAGAAAAGCTATCACTAAAGGCTCAGGCTTTCACAATACATATGTAGTAGCTTTTGATAAAGCTTTAAAGCAATTGCAAGCTGAGCTTGGCAATCAAATTAAAGTAGGAACTAAAGATTTAAAGTATAGAAAAGCAGCACCAGATGCAGAAAATAGAGTAATGGCAGAAAGATTTCCTCGTGGTGATATAGCTAAAAAAGTAGCTAAAGCAGACGCAGAAGATTTTGTAATACTAAAAGGTAAGTCTCTTAACATTAAAGACTTGAAGTTAGATCCTAAAACAAGTAAACTACGCTTTAACAAAGGTGGCTTAGTTAAAGGTTTGATGTCCAGATGAAACTACAGAAGTTAGTAAACGACAAGGCTTTGTGGGATGAGTTCTGCGAAATGCTAGATAGTAAGATACTACAGGTACACAAGAAGATGGAACAAGTCACAAAGACAGATGATATGTTTAGATGTCAGGGTGAAGCAGCAGTGTTACGTAAGCTTAAATATTTGAGGGATGAAGTTAATGGCAATCAATGATCAGATGGAAATGGCCTTAAGTAGCCCAGCGCCACGAGTTGACCCTGTGTCTGGTAATGAAGTTCCTCCGGGTTCTCTACCTGTAGAAGTACGTGACGATATTGATGTTAATTTAAGTGAAGGTGAGTACGTTGTTCCTGCTGACGTACTACGTTTTCATGGTGTTAAATTCTTTGAAGACCTAAGAGCAGAAGCTAAGATGGGCTTAGCTGGAATGGACGCTGATGGTCGCATTGGTGGTGAGCCTGTAGGAGATGCTCCTATGGACCCAGCTGCTATGGGTATTAGTGAGGATGACATAGCTATGCTTGAGCAAGCCTTGGGCGGCGGGGAGATTCCTGCTAATGCTCTTGCTAAGGGTGGGCTGATGGATAAGGTAGCATTTACTGCTTTAAATGACCCTCTAGTAAATGAACGCATAAACTCTAAAGGAATGGCTGTTGGTTTTGCTGAGGGAGGAATGACACAATCTTTGTACAGTGATCCTACTCGTATTGACTCTATCATTGATAAAGTAATGAATGCTGCACAAAATAATCCTGCCTTGTTAGGTGAGTTATCTAAGCGTGGTGTAACAGTAAATACTACTAAGGCTGATATGAAACCTGCTGAGATGCAGCAAGCTAACACACAGCCAGTTGGACTTGCTCACGGTGGACTTACCCACAGCGGAGGAGCACCGGGAACAACTGGTGCACCGCCTATAGGCTTTAGTGGTGATATGGGAACTGCGCCTAGCATACCAAGTGGGGGTACTGGTTTTAATCCCTTTGAGTATGGCTTAGGTTTCTCCTCATTTGGTAAGACTACTCCTTCTGGATATACCCCAGCTGTTGTTGCCCCTACTGTTGCTGGAGGTGCTTTGGGTTTAGCTACACCTGCAGATCCTAATGCTGGTCAAAGAGGCGGTGTCGGTGTAGGTCAGATGATGCCTAATGGTAAAATAAGAATGCCTGATGAGTACTATATGGGTGGGGGTGACTCTGATCAGAAGAGAACTATGGCAGCTTTGGCAGAATCAGAAGGCGCAGATCTAAGACTTTATTCTTATGGAGATAAAGATAAACTATTTAGTGAAACAATGGCAGCAGCTAAAGGTGAAAATAATATAGGCGAGAAATTACTTTATAGCTTAGGCAAGGGCAATATCTTTGCGGCGGGTGAGTATGTAAATTTAAAAGACAACATTACACAGCTTAAGGCGTTAGGTGCTTCAGAAGAGCAGCTAACTTCAGCTACAGCAGCCGTAGAAGCTAAGAAAAAAGCAGAGCTTGGTGATAATCCCGGATTTTTAGCAAAAGCTATTTTGTCGTTAGGTTCCTCTGGTAGACAAGCAGCCCGAATAGCAGAAGCATTCCCTGTAGACACCTCAACATTCTCACCACGCCCGGATAAAGATAGGTCGTATACGCCCAATAGAAAGGGCCAAACAGAAGGCGAAGCAAACACAGAAGCTTTCCGAAAAGCAGGAGGTGGCTCTCAGGTTGGCGGAAGAGGTGGCGATAACACAGCAGGTAGTGGCACTGGTCAAGGGTTCATTGACCGTAGTACTGCTGGCGGTAATAGTCAGGCAGACAAAGATCGCGCTATGGGAGGAAATAGTACTAACCCTAGAACTAAGAGTAAGAACTATGATAGCAAAAATAGATACATTGGTCCTAAGGGCACGTATAAAGGCGGCTTGATGAAGAAATAACTATACTACTCCGACAACAACAATAAGGCTACCCAGCTAAGGCTGGCCCCACATAAAGGAACTACTATGGCAGAACTACAAGCAGTGGAAACTCCACGCTCAGCAGGATTCGTTGATCCTAATTTCAGTAACGCAAACAAGCGCCGCATCCAAGAGCAGGAAGAAGAGCTTAAAGAATTGATGGGTGAGGAAGAAGAAGAAGATCTTCCCATAGCCGCTAAGTCTAAGGACGCTGAAGAGGGGGATGAGAAACTCTCAAGTGAGGAGAAGACCTACAAGAAACGTTACAGTGACTTACGTAGCCACCAGAACAAACAAGCTGAAGAGCTTAAGGCTATCAAGGCTCAGCTAGATAATGCACAAGAGCGTGGCGACATTCGCCCTCCTAAGTCTGATGAAGACATAGAAGCATGGTCACGTGAGTATCCTGATGTAGCTGCTATTGTAGAACGTATTGCAGAGAAGAAAGCACAAGAGAAGTTTTCTGGTGCAGAAAGTCGCTTACAAGAGATTGACCGCATTAGTGCTGAGTCTGACCGCAATAGGATGGAAGAAGAGATTAGGGCTATGCACCCTGACTTTGATGAATTACGTTCTAGTGATGGCTTCCATGACTGGGCAGGAGAACAACCTAAGTGGGTACAGAATGCTCTATATGAGAATGCTGAAGACCCTGCCTCTGTTACTCGTGTAATTGATTTATACAAAGTAGACAAAGGTTTAGATACTAAAACTAGAAAGAAGACATCCAAGTCTGCAGCCTCTGCTGTTGTAACTAAGCGTACAACTAGGCCAGATCAAAGTGATTCTTCTGGTAACTTCTCTGAGTCGCAAGTACATAAGATGACTGCTGCTCAGTATGATAAACAATCAGATGCTATTATGGAAGCAATCCGTTCTGGAAAGTTTGACTACGATATGACAGGCGGAGCACGATAATAGTAAATAAGGCATTGACATCTATAGTGTACCTAGTATAACTATAGGTGTCTCTACATTAAGTGTAAGCCTCTCGTAAGAAAGACTACCTTGCACTTAAGACAACACTACCTCGCTAAGTCTAAACACACCAATTATATAAGACCCACCTAAATAAGTATAGGCCCGTATAACCTGAGTTGCATAACTGATCCTTATGACTCACACTTATATGCACCCTAAAACATTTAGCCTCTTATCCGGTTAGTTTAGCTTATTAATCATAAGCCAAACACCTAATGGAGGATTTATCCCATGGCTTTTACAACCGCAACAGGTTACGGCAATTTACCAAATGGTAACTTTAGCCCCGTAATCTATTCTAAAAAAGTACAGCTTGCTTTCCGCAAGAGCACAGTAGCTGGCGACATTACTAACTCCGACTACATGGGAGAAATCGCCAGTCAGGGAGATACCGTAAAAATTATCAAAGAACCTGAAATTTCTGTCTCGCAGTATGCACGTGGTACAAATGTCACAGCACAAGATTTAGAGGATGCTGATTTTTCCTTAGTCATTGATAAGGCTAACTATTTTGCCTTTAAGATGGACGATATTGAAGAGGCACACAGCCACGTCAATTTCATGGATCTTGCAACAAACCGTGCTGCCTATCGTTTGGCTGACAATCATGACCAAGAAGTTCTTGGCTACATGGCTGGCTACGCACAAGCTGCTAACCACAGCAAAGCTAGTGCTCTGAACACAGCTGTTAATGGTACTAAGGCTGTATCAACTGCAGGTGCGAATGAGTTACTATCCTCAATGCAGCTCCATAAAGGCGACTTTGGTAACATCACTACTGCCTCTGCTGGCACTCACTCAATTCCTGTGACTGCACGTATGCCCGGTGCTACTTCCTTGCCAACAGCTACTGTTTCTCCTGCTATGATTATCTCACGCATGAAGCGTTTGCTTGATCAGCAACAGGTAGACTCACAAGGTAGATGGCTTGTAGTCGATCCAGTATTCATGGAAATCCTCGCTGATGAAGATTCCCGCTTTATGAATGCTGACTTTGGTGAATCAGGTGGGTTGCGTAATGGCTTGTCCCTTAACAACTTCCACGGCTTCCGTGTATACTCCTCATCCAATTTGCCAGCACTAGGCACAGGATCAGGTACATCAGGTACAGCTAATCAGCTGACTAACTTTGGTGTTATCATAGCTGGCCATGATTCTGCTGTAGCAACTGCTGAGCAAATCAACAAGACAGAAACATATCGTGACCCTGACAGCTTTGCTGACATTGTTCGTGGTATGCATTTATACGGCAGGAAGATTCTTCGTCCAGAAGCAATCGTAACTGCTCGTTATAACGCAGCATAGGGGAGATATAAACTATGGCTACTTTTGATATGACTTCCAGTGCTACTGCTGGTGTTGGGGCAAACGTTCTTGCTGTTCCAACAGTAGTTGGTAATGCTGTACGAACCATTGAAGCAATCTTAGATATTGATGCTATGATTGCTGCAGGTGCTACCATTGCTAATGGTGACAT